ATAACCTACTATCATAATTATGATGAGCAGAATTTAGGCACAAAAAAATCCCCAACCATTTCTGATTGGGGACTTAATTTTATTTTTTACATTGCTATTTTTTTAGCAACTTGATCAACTGAATAATCGCAGATTTTTTGTGCTTCTTCACTTGAAGCATAATCAATCATATCAAGTAAATCAGTACCAAATTCTTTAACCCAAATATCTGCAAAGTTTTTAAGAACTTCTTCTTTAGTTCTAGATGTCCCAACTTGGGACTCATCACTTGAAGAATTATCTTTATTCTCATTTTTTACAGTTGGGTTAAAGTAAGCATTAGTTTTTGAAACTACACCTCTAACACCATTAACTTTTGAAGTTTTTGCTTCTGCAGTTTGTGAAAATTCTACAATGCTATCAATATTTTCAATGATTGATTTATATGCAGAAGTATCATTTTTGAACTGTCTTTTTTTAACTAAAACTTTTTTCCCTTTTGAATTTGTCTTGAACTCAAATAAAGATCTATAACCATTTTCAAAAAGTTCATCATTAGATAAAGTTGTCAATTCAATACAAGCTAAATAAGTATGACTATTTTTACCTTTTGATAAATCTTTAAAAATATCATTGTTTAATCTGTTAGTTCTAGTAACATAAAGTGAAGTAAAAGTATTTGCTATTAAGTTTGTCATTTTGTTTAACCTTTCAAGTTAAGTTGATTGATGTTTATGATTATGCATACTTTCAAAACCTTGTCAAATTGTCCCAAGTTGGGACATGTAAAAATGGCTGCAATCCAACGTGGAAGCCAAATAGCCTAACATAGTATTTGTTTAACATTGTTAAGTATGAGAACGAAACAGGAACAAACTAGGTATAGGTAGGGTATGCATAAATTAAACTAATTGGGTATGATTTTTGAATATTAAGTAATGTTTCACGTGAAACAATGGCAAGTGATACACTAACACTTGCTATAAATAGAAAAAAACTAGCAATATCAAGTGTTTAATGGGTAAAATGTCCCAAGTTGGGACACTAAAACATTATTTTTTCTTCAGTTTGTCGCATAATATCAAAAAAATTGTCTGTTTTCAATGCCCTGTGCCACTGCCACCACCCCCCGTACAGTACGCATATACACAGAAATACACAGATAGGTAAAATTAAGTGTTAACCACAAAGAGTAACTGATAAATGCCACTCACCTAGCCTATTGATTTTATTGATTTTTTAAAACGGGTATTGACAAAACAATAAAAGTGCGTTATAATTATGTATAACAGGTTGTACATGGAGAGTGTATACATATAATAATGATATAAATAACATATAAATGTAATACACTTAAATGAACTCTCCAATATATCCCCCTATTTCCGTGATAAATAATAATAAGGCTTGACAATGCCAAGAAAATCAGTAAAACTATATACACCAGAGAATATGTTAGAAGCATTTTATCATGCTATACATACGAATACCTTAAATCGCTTACATATACCCCATAGTTCCGTGTTTTATGTCCGTGCAGCAATAGAAGCGAAGACAGGCAAGAGATATACACTAAAACACGTAGAGAACGCAATGAAACATGAAGGGATGTTAGACGATGTTTGAGGCATTTGTCCTTGTATGCTTAATGGGTACAAATAATATATGCCATACGCTAGAGGATTTAGAAGGACCATACAAAACTGAGAAGCAATGTGTTGAAAGAGCATACGAGATAGCAGTAGAGTTACCCTCGTACATGCCCAACTTTTATGCTTTGAAATATAAATGTATGATTGAAAAGGGTAAAGTTAAAACAACATGGCAGAAAAACGTAAAAGAGGTGGATTAAAAGGTTTTACACAAAAAAGTGGTGACATGCGACCTACTAAACAGGGTGCAGGTATGACCAAAAAAGGTGTAGCCAAGTATCGTAGGCAGAACCCCGGTAGTAAACTTCAAACAGCAGTAACAGAAAAGAAACCTACAGGTAAAAGAGCAGCTAGACGTAAATCATTCTGTGCAAGAAGTGCAGGACAAATGAAAAAGTTTCCTAAAGCAGCTAAAAATCCTAATAGTCGCTTAAGACAAGCAAGAAGAAGATGGAGATGTTAGTATGAGTCCTAAAATAAAACAAGCTGAAGAACAGGCTTTAACAAAAAAGAAAAATCAACAAGTAAAAAATAAATTAGCAAGTTATACTACAAAAAGTGGAGACAGTATTGGTAAAATAGCTAAAATGTTAGGCACAACTGTAAGTAAATTAAAACAAGCTAATCAAAAATTAGCTAATGTAGATAAACTACCAAAAGGTATAAAACTAAAATTACCTACAAAAGTGGCATCAAACGACATGGAGATGACAGAAGAAATGAAAAAACAATCCAAAGTTAAATTGTTTCAAGGTGGTGGTAAAGGATTAAAACCTGTGCCTACAGGAACTAAAGGTAAAGGATTATCTAAACTACCGACAGAGGTAAGAAACAAAATGGGATTTTTATATGGTGGTGGTATGCCAATGCCTAGCAAAAAGCCGAGAGTCAGTAACACAGACTACAGAAAAGCAGCAAAGGGTATGCTTGTTATTTCTATAGACATGGTTAAAAAGAAAAAAGGCAAAGGTAAAGGCAAAAAGAAATCATGACCTCTCGTAACTATGCTTCTGAATATAGAAAGTATCAAAAGCAACAGAAACAGAAAAAAGACAGAGCTAGTAGAAACGCAGCTAGACGTATCATGATAAAAAAAGGTAAAGTAACTAAGGGAGATAAGAAAGATGTCTCCCATAAGAATGGGAATCCTAGAGACAATAGACCCAAGAATCTTACTGTGCAAAGACAGAGTAAGAATAGAAGTTATCGCAGAACTAGGACTGCAGGTAAACTTCACAGAACTGCATAGAAGGAGAGACTCTAATGGCAATGTATGGATCAAAAAAATCCAAGATGATGAACAAAGGTGGTGCTACTAAAAAGAAATCAAAAATGATGAACAAGGGTGGTGCTATGAAAAAATCCAAGATGATGAATAAAGGTGGTGCTACTAAGAAATCTAAAATGATGAATCGTGGTGGTGCGATGAAGAAAAAGTCAAAGATGATGGCTAGAGGTGGGGCAGCAAGACGTAGATAATGTCCTATCTCATTAGTAACATCCCACACTTCAAGTGTTGGGTGCGAAGAGAGTTCACTTGTAATCACCAACAATATCATGGTGAGTTCCTTCATGCGTTAGCTTTTGCAGTCAATACCATACCCGATAGGTCATTGAGCTTCCAAGTTGTATTCACAGGTTGTACAGAAGATGAGAATGTACATGGTGGTGCGATGTGGGCAAGAATGCCGATACAGGCACTTGTAGCAGATATACCTGTAGATGAATGGGCAGAACCTATGGAAGATCATTTATGTCAACCATGGGACTGTGAAGCTAGAAACCATAGTGTCATTGTTATGGATAGGGTCAGTTCTTCCCCATGGCTCTGTAAAATAGACAATGCGTTTTATACTGCGAAATATTTATTCACAGTAGACTACACAGATAGCGATATAGCAGATGATCCTGCACAACACAAACAATCACACGTGATGTATTTGTTAGATGCAGGTGAGTGGACAGGTAACATTGTAGCATTACCAAACAATAGAGTAAGAGCGACAAGTCCTGCATTATGGGTTACAGGAGAAGGTGCTCCTGACTTTGCTCCTTCACAGTGGATACACTCTGCAGAAGCACATGAGTCCTATCTAGACCCTTTTACAACATTTAACAATCTATATTCCGATGGTGGCAAAACTACAAACAATAAGAAGAAAGCTAAGAAATAAACAAAAACTTGGCTTTTCTGAACGAGCACGTGCAGTGAATAAGGGATTGTTACCTTCAAAGGCAAAGAAAAATGGCAGAAACAAAAAATAAAAAAACTGTTAAAAAAGTAATTAAAGGCTTGAAAAAAGCCTCTAAATTACATGCAGGACAAGCTAAGAGTCTATCTGCACTTAAATTAAAAAAAGGTGGTAGTACAGTAAATAAAGCAGGTAACTACACAAAGCCTACGCTGCGTAAAAGAATATTCAACAGAATAAAAGCAGGTGGCAAAGGAGGTGCTCCGGGTCAATGGTCTGCACGTAAAGCTCAAATGATGGCTAAAGCCTATAAGAAAGCAGGTGGAGGCTACAGAAACTAATGCCACACTACACAAAGCCACTAAAGAAAGTTATAGGTAAATTAAAGAAAGCATCTAAGGCTCATGCTAGTCAAGCTAAAACTTTGACAAAGATTATGAAAGACCAAAAGAAGGGGTACAAGAAAGTTGTCAAGAAAAAAAAGAGATCCTAAAGTTGGTACAGGTAAAAAACCCAAAGGTTCAGGCAGACGATTATATACGGATGAAAACCCTAAAGACACAGTTAGCATCAAGTTTGCCACTCCGACAGACGCAAGAGCCACAGTTGCAAAAGTTAAAAAGGTCAATAAGCCATATGCGAGAAAGATACAGATACTTACAGTCGGTGAGCAAAGAGCTAAAGTAATGGGCAAGACTGAAGTTGTCGCAATATTTAAAAAAGCAAAAGAAAGTTTGAAGAAAGCACATGAACGAAAAAAGAAAAAGGTGTGATACCTGTGAATGTTACGATTGTGATACAGAAGATTGCAACTGTGACTGTCACGAAGAACAAGAAGAAGAGGTGTTAGGAGCACCTGTATGATTGAGTTTGTGTTAGTGTTTATGATGGGAATAAGAGTAGTAGACCAAACACAAACCTTCCAAGACTTAGACAGATGTCTATATTTTGCAGAAAGATTGCATAAACAGCCACCCATACCTCAAGAGGAAGGACCTACTTTACGTATAACTGCATATTGTAAACCGATAAGGAAAAGATAAAATGTTAGCAGAACTAGCCGCAGCTAATGCTGCTTTCAGTGTCATAAAACAATTCGTGTCCAACGGAAAAGAACTTAGTGGGTGTGCAAAACATATAAGCGATTTTGTATTTTCAAAAGAAGAGATAGAGAAGAATCTGAAAAAGAAAAAATCTAAAGGTGTAGGTGGTGCAGACTTAGAAGAGTTCATGGCTCTTGAACAGATAAGAGAGAAAGAAGAAGAACTCAAAAAGATGATGATTTATCTGGGCAGACCGGGTCTTTGGCAAGATTGGCAATCTTTTCAAGCTGAAGCTAGAAAGTCTAGACGCTATCAAGAGAAGATGGAGCAGAAGCGTAAAGAAGAATTAATGGAATATCTTGGTTATGGAATAGCTGCTATAATCGTATTATTCTTCGCAGGATTAATGGCTTGGTTTGTAGGTAAATGGGTAGGAAGATTTTAGAGACACCTTGCATAGGTGTATGTAAACTAAAAGATAATATTTGTATAGGATGTAAAAGAACTATTGAGGAAATTAAGGAAGCATATGAATGGCACTTAAAAAATCACAGAGGTCACTAGTTGCGTGGACAAAACAAAAATGGCGAACAAAGTCTGGTAAACCTAGTACACAAGGACCAAAGGCAACTGGTGAGCGTTACTTACCTGAAAAAGCGATTAAGGCTCTTTCGCCCAGTGAATACTCCCGTTCTTCGGCTGCTAAACGCAAAGCAACTAGAGCAGGTAAACAGGTATCTAAACAGCCCAAAAAGATTGCAAAAAAAACATCAAGATTTCGTAAATACAGCTAAGATAAAAGAAAAGTTAAAACAAGAAAGAATAAAAGAGAAGATAGCAAATGATACAAGCACTAATAGGACCAATCGCAAACCTCGCAGGAACGTGGTTTCAAAACAAAATAGAAAAAACAAAGGCAGATGGACAAGCTAAAGTTGCAGAGGCAAAAGCTCGTGCTACTGTTGCTGAAAAGGTTGCAACAGGTCAAGTTGAGTGGGAAGGTAAGATGGCAGATGCTACAGTGGATTCGTGGAAAGACGAGTTTGCATTAGTAGTACTACTAGCTCCTGCTATACTAGTTTTCATCCCCGGTATGAGAGAATACGTAAAAGATGGCTTTGAGATACTAGCAACACTTCCTGATTGGTATCAATACCTATTGTATATAGCCATATCTGCATCGTTTGGTATTAAAGGTGTAGGACAAGCAGCTAAAATGTTGAAAGGCAAAAAGTAATGGCTAAAATTATTGAAACAAATTTTGGAACATTAGTTAATCCACAAAAAATAGCTAGAGGTAGTGCTTCATCTATTGTAAAGCAGGGAGCATTTTATACATTTTCACTTAGAGTTGAAGCAGATGATATACGAGAATATTCTTTTACAGATAGAGCAAGAGCAGTTCACATGAGAGAAATACTTATTAGTCATCTAGAACAAAAGATAGTGAAAAGAGCATGAGCATAAAAGCATTGACATTTTTAAAGTTATCAAGTATAATATGTAAAATAGGGAACTATTTTTGGCACTTACATGTCAAAGAGATACGTAAGAAACAACTAGAATTAGGACTTAGACGATGAATATAAATACGTTAAGAGAAGAAATTGAGGCAGATGAGGGTGTAAAGTATGAACTGTACTATTGCTCAGAAAATCATTTGACCGGGGGCATCGGGCATCTTATTACAGAATGGGATATAGATTACTATGGTAAACCTATAGGATACCCTGTACCTGAACAACAAGTACAAGATTGGTTTTTAAATGACGTGCAAGTTGCAATACAAGACTGTCAAACTATATTTAATTCTTTTGATAAGTTACCTGAAGATATACAACACGTATTGATTAATATGTCATTTCAACTTGGCAAACCTCGTTTATCCAAATTTAGAAAGATGATTGCTGCAGTAGAGATGGAAGATTATCAAGAAATGGCAAATCAAATGGAAGACTCACGTTGGTACAAACAAACAACTAACAGAGCACAACGTCTTATAGATAGAGTCGTAGCACAAGGAATACCACATTGACAAAAAGAGAATTAACTGAAAGACAAAAAAAGTTTCTAGAAGTTTTATTTGAAGAAGCTAATGGTGATGTTGTACAAGCAAAACTATTAGCAGGATATTCTGAGCACTCTGCAACTTCCTCTATTGTTGCATCAATGAAAGATGAAATTATGGAAGCTACTCAAATGTTTATGAGTAGGAATGCTCCGAAGGCAGCAGTGGCTATGGTGAGTGGAGTTGATGAACCTACACAACTCGGTATAAGAGATAGGTTATCTGCTGCTAAAGAATTGTTAGACAGAGTAGGTTTAACTAAAACAGAAAAGGTGCAGGTGGAAGCATCAGGTGGAGTGATGTTATTACCACCAAAAAAGGAAAATGGATAGAAGTTTAGGAAAGTGGAAGTTACCACAACCAACAGATTTAAAAGACGAAGAACAAAAAGATTGGATACAGATACCACGTATAGCAAGGACTATACCTTTTGGTTATAAACTTAATGAAGAGGATAGTGACTTACTTGATCCTGTGCCTTACGAGTTAGAAGCTATAGAGTTAGCTAGAAAATATGTAAATCAATATTCATATCGTGAGGTAGCTAATTGGCTAACTACTAAAACAGGAAGAGCTATATCTCACGTGGGATTAAGAAAAAGATTAATGCATGAGCAACAACGTAAGAACAAAGCTAGAACTCTTAGAAAATGGTCCGAGTATGCCGAGAAAGCAATCCAAAAAGCAAAAGAGATTGAAGAAGGCAGAACAGGAGCAAAAGCCTAAAATAAAAATAATAGATGATATTGAACAAGTTCCAATAGAAGAACAGAAGATCATCTTTAAACCTAACGAAGGACCTCAAACAGAGTTTCTTGCAGCACCTGAAAGAGAAGTTTTATATGGTGGTTCTGCAGGTGGTGGTAAATCATATGCTATGTTAGCAGACCCATTGAGGTATATGGGGCATCCATCATTTAGTGGTTTGTTATTACGACATACAACAGAAGAATTACGAGAACTTATATTTAAGTCAAAAGAACTATATCCTCAAATATGGAAGGGGATCAAGTGGTCGGAAAGAAAGATGCAATGGGAAGCACCATCAGGTGCTAGACTTTGGATGTCATATCTAGATAGAGATGATGATGTTCTAAGGTATCAAGGTTTAGCCTTTAGCTGGATAGGCTTTGATGAATTGACGCAATGGGCAACTCCTTATGCGTGGAACTACATGAGGTCAAGACTTCGTTCTACTGCTCCTGATTTACCTGTCTATATGAGAGCAACAACGAACCCCGGAGGTCCGGGACATCAGTGGGTCAAAAAGATGTTTATTGACCCTGCACCTTATGGAAAGAATTTTAATGCCACAAATATTGAGACAGGACAGGTTTTGCAGTATCCTAGCAATCATGAAAAAGCAGGTCAAGCATTATTTCAACGAAGATTCATACCTGCTAGATTGTCTGATAATCCATACTTGTCGGCTCAAGGAGATTATGAAGCGATGCTTCTATCCCTCCCTGAACACCAACGAAAGCAGTTGCTTGAAGGTGATTGGGATATTAAAGAAGGTGCTGCTTTCTCTGAGTTTAATAGGGATATTCACGTTATTGAACCTTTTGACATTCCAAGAAATTGGGTTAAATTTCGTGCTTGTGATTATGGTTATGGCTCTTATAGTGGGGTGTTGTGGTTTGCTGTTTCTCCAGATGAACAGATTATTATATATAGAGAGTTGTACGTTAGCAAAGTCCTTGCTACAGATTTGGCAGATATGATACTAGAGCTAGAAGCCGATGATGGAAATATTAAGTATGGTGTTTTGGACAGTTCTCTTTGGCACAGGAGGGGTGATACTGGTCCTTCTCTTGCTGAACAGATGATACAACGAGGGTGTCGTTGGAGACCTTCAGATAGAAGTAAGGGTAGTCGTGTTGCAGGTAAAAACGAAGTACATAGAAGACTACAGGTAGATGAGTTTACAGAGCAACCAAGAATGGTGTTCTTTAATACATGTACAAATGCTATATCACAGATACCTGCAATACCTCTAGATAAAAGGAATCCTGAAGACGTGGATACCAAAGCCGAAGATCATATCTATGACGCATTAAGATATGGTATTATGTCAAGACCTAGATTTAGCATATTTGACTATGACCCTGTGGGTAGACCTTCTCAAGGTATGCCAATAGCAGACTCAACTTTTGGATATTAATATGGCAGAAGAAAATAATGAAATTATGATTGAAGATGATGCAATAGCATTAGATGATACGGATGATTCTGATCTATCAGATGCAGGTGTAAATGGTATAATACCTTTTGTACAAGAAAGATATGATAGAGCAGAAGACTACAGAAGAAACGATGAAGAACGATGGTTACGTTCTTATACCAACTATAGGGGGATATATGGAAGCGATGTACAATTTACTGAAGCAGAAAAGTCAAGAGTTTTTATCAAAGTTACAAAAACTAAAACTCTCGCAGCTTACGGACAAATTGTTGACGTGCTATTTGCAGGTAACAAATTTCCTATTAGCGTTGAGCCAACAATGTTACCAGAAGGTGTGGCGAAGGATGTCAGTTTTGACCCGAAAGAACCTGAAGAGTTGCGTGGCAGGGGTCAAGAAACTTCTCCGTATGGCTTTGAAGGCGATGGTATGGATTTTCCAAAAGGTGCGACTGAAAAAAGTTTACTTGAAAATCTTGGACCTCTTCAAGAAAAACTAGAGGGTATTGATAATTTAAAAGAAGAAACAGGTAAGACACCTACTGCAATTACATTTAGTCCTGCCATGGTTGCAGCTAAAAACATGGAACAGAAGATCATGGATCAACTCCAAGAGTCAGGTGCTACTAAACAACTAAGAAGCACTGCTTTTGAGATGGCTTTGTTTGGCACAGGTGTCATGAAAGGACCTTTTGCTATAGATAAAGAGTATCCTAATTGGGATGACCAAGGTGAATACAATCCTATGTTTAAAACAGTTCCTTCAACATCACATGTATCTGTTTGGAACTTTTATCCTGACCCTGATGCTAACAACATGGATGAGGCACAATATGTAATTGAAAGACATAAGATGTCTAGATCACAATTACGTTCTCTCAAGAAGCGACCTTACTTTAGAGGCAATGTCATAGATCAAGTTGTTGAGTCAGGTGAGTCTTACGTTAAAAAGTATTGGGAAGATGATTTATCAGACTATGCACCTGAACATGGTGTATATCGTTTTGAAGTCTTAGAATATTGGGGTATGTGTGATACACAACTTCTAATAGACAACGAAGTAGAAATACCTGATGAGTTAAAAGACTTTGATGAATTACAAGCAAACATTTGGATTTGTGATGGTAAGTTATTAAGAATGGTTCTCAATCCATTCAAACCTGCTAAGATACCATACATGGCAGTTCCATACGAACTAAACCCATATTCATTCTTTGGTGTTGGTATTGCAGAGAACATGGATGATACACAAACATTGATGAATGGTTTTATGAGAATGGCAGTTGATAATGCAGTGTTATCAGGTAACTTACTTATAGAAGTAGATGAAACTAACTTAGTTCCGGGACAAGACTTATCTGTGTATCCGGGCAAAGTGTTTAGAAGACAGGGTGGAGCACCGGGACAAGCTATCTTTGGTACAAAGTTTCCAAATGTGTCTAATGAAAATATACAGTTATTTGATAAGGCAAGACAGTTAGCAGACGAAAGCACGGGACTACCATCCTTTGCTCATGGTCAAACAGGTGTGACAGGGGTGGGCAGAACTGCTTCAGGTATATCAATGCTTATGAATGCAGCATCAGGCAGTATCAAAACTGTTATTAAGAACGTAGACGATTATTTACTACGACCATTAGCAGAAGGCTTTTTTAGATTCAACATGCAGTTTGACTTTGATCCTATGATAAAAGGAGACCTAGAAGTCAAGGCACGTGGGACAGAAAGTCTGATGGCAAACGAAGTTAGATCACAAAGGCTAATGCAGTTCTTAGGTGTAGCATCTAATCCTGCGTTAGCACCTTTTGCAAAGTTTCAATATATCATACGTGAGATAGCAAAGTCTATGGACTTAGACCCTGATAAAGTTACCAACAATATGGATGAGGCAGCAATACAGGCAGAGCTTATGAAAGAGTTTCAAGCTCCGTTACCTGAAGGGCAACCTCAACAACCACCTGCAGGAGCAGACCCAAATGATCCTACAGGAGCAGGTGGAGCAACTATAGGAACAGGTCAAGCACCTATTCCGGGTGAGCAAGGATTTACAGGAGTACCTCAAGCAAGTGGACAAGCAAATACTCAGCAAACTGAAACCGATGGTGAGCAACAACCACCAATGGGAGGCATTCAGTAATTACGTTGATGCTTTAGTTGAGCAACAACATAAAATATTAGAACAAGCAGATAATGATATTATCATGTATCGTTCTCAAGGTGCAGTGTCATCTTTGAGAAAACTTAAACTACTTAGGGATGAAGTGTTAAAGAATGCTCAATGAAGATTTAAATAATCAAACTGACAATATGTTATCTCAAGATTCTGAAAAAGATAGAATAACACAGGCTCTTTTAAAAGAAAGAGAGGGTTTTAAATTAAGACCCACAGAAGAGATAATAGACAAGGCAAAAGCTACAGGAACAGGTTTATTAACAGGTACACTAGCTATACCTTCAGATCTTGTTACATTAAGTTCTGCAGTTGCTAGTGGTGTAGCTAAATATTCAGATAGTCCAACTGCTATGATGTTAAAAGATGTTTTGCAAAAAGCAGAAAAAGAAGTTGGAAGAGAAGCCTTTGACAAATGGTTCACTAAAACCACAGGTATAGAGTCTACACCTGATAATGTAGATCAGCTAATAGGAGAGATATTGTCACCAACAGGTGCTTTTCTTGCTCCTGTTAAAACATTAAAAAAAGTTTTTGCACCTTTGAAAAAAGGAGTTACTGATTTCTTTGATAAGATGCCACCTCCTGATGGTGGACTAGCACTAGAAACTGCAGGTGCAACTAAACCTGTAGGGCAACTTGACCAAACAGAAAAACTATTAGATCAAGAAAAAGCAGTAACTACAAACATACCTAGTTCCATACCTGCAGACGAAATAATTAACGCACCTAAAATAAACCCTACTATGGCAGGAATGAATACTGCTACAGGTAAGCTACAAGCTAGAAGATTTATGGACTTGGAGGCTAAAGGCAATATAACACCTGAAAAATTATTTGAAGAAACAGGTGTGTATAGAGGACAAGATGGTAAATTAAGATATGAAATAGACGATAGAAATGCAGAGTTTGTAAAAGGTTTTAAACCTAAAAGTGGCGAAGATTATGCATTATATAAAGTTTTAAAGTTTGATGATTTATATAAAGAATATGGAAAAGACTTAACTGTTGGTGGTAGAAGATATGGATCTTTAAGAAATATAAGAGTTAATTTTATTAGAGATACAGATACTTCTTACTTAGGAAAGTATGAGCCAGATGTTGATGCAATAACTATTAATTTATCTAAAGAAAGCAACAAAGATCCTGAAAAGATGATTTCTACTTTATTGCATGAGGTGCAACATGCAGTTCAAAGAAGAGAGGGTTTTATAACAGGAACGAGTCCTGAAAGACAATTAATAGAAAGTCCTAATTATGATGACTACTTAAAAGCAAAATCATATGTTGAAAATAGAACTATTAGAGATAAAAAAACAGGTGCTTATATAACCCCATCAGAGGCAGCAAAAAAACAAATAACCGAAGATGAATTAATTGACGATATACCTCCAAATACTTTTATTTCAAATGATAGAAGAAATACACATGTTAATCAACTAAACAACGATATAAGAGTATATAATGCATTTTTAAAAACAAAAGATCTAAAAACTAGAAGTAACTTACAAGAAGTCATAGCAAAACAAATGCTATCAAAAAAGATAAGTGTTAAGGAGGCTGCTCAATTAGATCCTGCTATTTTAGCTAAAGAGACTTATGATTTTTTAATTACAGATATTAGAAATATAACAGGTAAATCATTTGATGAAGCCGAAAAGTATATCTCACGTTATAGGGATGTGGTAGAAAAAGAAAGAAAAGCCACCGAACTCATGCAATCAGAGGAAGCGATAGCTAGAGAAAAATATTATACTAAATATGGTGAAAGAGAAGCAAAACTAGTACAACAGAGATATGAAAGAAGATTAGCTTTAAAAGAGGCAGGTCTTGATGATGATGTTATAAAAAAAGATATGCGTTTAGCAACAGAATTTTTAAAAGGAGAAGATACTACTTTAGGACAGATGGGTGGCTTTGGTTCTAGAGAGAAAAAAAGATTAGACAAATTAAAAAGGACTGATCCTGTAACAGGAAAAGTAAAGCCTAAAATTGCTATAGACATACCTGTAGCTAGAGAAAAAAACATGGCGAAAGGTGGAGACATGAAAAAACAAATGGACTTATTTCAAGAAGGTGGACTGAAAGATGAGGGTGGGACAGTAGACCCTGTATCAGGAAACGATGTTCCACCGGGTTCTACACAAGAAGAAGTAAGAGATGACATACCTGCACAGTTAAGTGAAGGAGAGTTCGTGTTTCCTGCAGACGTAGTGAGATACATTGGTCTTGAAAAACTTATGATGTTAAGACAAGAAGCCAAAGCAGGACTCAAGCGTATGGAAGAGATGGGACAGATGGGCAACAGTGATGAAGCCACATTACCTGATGACATACCTTTTACCATAGATGATCTTGACATGGAAGATGAATTAGAGTATAATGAGGGTGGAGTTGTACAGGCACAGACAGGCACATTCGTAGCTCCGGGATCAGGTGTTACAACTATGCCTTCTCAGTTTGCAGGACAGCAGTTACCATCT